AAAGGTGTTACGGGAATTGCAGCAGCAGAAGCGGCTAAAGATGCAGCAGCAGTAGCAGCGAAAACAGCAGCACAGCAAAAAGCAGACATTGCCAAACAAGAGAAGCTTATAGCAGATGAACAAAAGAAGCAAGACAAAGTAGCAGCAGAGAGAGCAGGAAGACTTGCTCAAAATCTTTTACTATCGGGCAGTGAAACAGGTGGCGTTAAAGGCTCACTTCTAAGGAGAGCATAATGCTATTCACAAATGAGTACACAATACTTAAGTCACAAGATGGTGGCAAAGACATAATAATCAAACCCGGCAAAATAAACGCCTTTGAGCCAATAGAAGGTAAGTTCATATCTACTTCTTATGCAAGAATACTAGATACTGAAACACTCAAGCAAGTTTGTCAACTAGAAGTTGGTAAGCTTATAGATGGTGTCGGCGTGATAGAAGTAACCCCAAAAAAGAGGACAACTAAATGATATCATATGAAGAAGTCATAAAGCGGTTTAGTTCCGCTAAAGCTAACAAGCAGTTATGGGAATCTCATTTAAGAGAATGTTATCGCTATGCTATGCCACAAAGAAACACTATTGACGATTACAGCCCCGGACAAAAGAAGCGTGAATGGGTATTTGACTCAACTGCGGAAGATAGCCTTGAAGACTTTGCCACTCGTATGGAGTCGGAACTTGTGCCACCAAACATTAACTGGATGAAGCTTGAAGCTGGTGTTGAAATACCAGAAGAAGAGCAGGACCAGACAACTGAGTATTTAGAGCAAACAACCGACACTGTATTCAATCACATAAACTCATCAAACTTCTCATCACAAATACACGAAGCCTTTTTGGACTTAGGCATATCTACGGGCGCAGTAATCGTTGAAGCCGGAGACGGTATTCAATCAGCGCTTAACTTTAGATGCGTGAGTTTATCAGAACTTTATTTAGAAAAATCAAGCAGAGGTATCGTTAAAACAGTATTCAGAGAGATTAAAATACCCGTTGGAGATATCGCAAGCACTTGGGCGAAAGCAAAGCTAACTGATAAACTAAAACAAATGATTGAGAAAGACCCAACGGCAGAAGCAACTTTTATTGAGTGTTGTGTTGAGAATAAAAGCCCAGAAAATGATGATGAAAACTTCTTTAACCTAGTTATCTATCCGGAAGAAAAAGCTTTTCTATTAGAAGAGAGCTTAGAGTCAAGTTCGTGGGTAATCTTTAGAGAATCAACAATACCGGGCGAAGTTTATGGACGTGGTAGAGTTATGCGTGCATTGCCAGATATCAAGACTTTAAACCTAATGGTAAAAGACCACTTAACAGCGGCGGCATTTACTGCAAATCCTATCTACACAGCTACAGACGATGGAGTAATTAATCCTTACACTATCAGACTAAGACCGGGTACTGTTATCCCGGTAGGCTCAAACGATAACACAAATCCTACTCTGAGACCTCTCCCAGTAGCAGGAGATTACAGCGTTCTTCAATATGATATCAGAGCATTACAAGACAATATCAGACGTATTATGATATCTAAGCCCTTTGGAAACGTAGAAGAAACTCCTGTAAGGACTGCAACCGAAATGAGCATCCGTAATGCTGATATGGCAAAGACTTCTCTTGGTGCATCAGGACGTATTCAGAATGAACTACTTGAAGCGATAGTAGCAAGATGTGTTTATGTACTTAGAAAAGCAGGTAAGATAGCTGAATTTAAAGTAGATGGAAGACAAGTAGCTATAAAATTCACAAGTCCTTCAAGCAGAAGCCAAGATGAGCAGACACTTGCAGCGATAGGTAGATTCTTAGAGATTATGGCTGTATTCCCTCCAGAAATGGTTAATAACGAAATGAGAATGGAGAAGTTTCCAACAGAAGTTGCAGACATCTTAGGACTTCCTGCTTCATTAAAACGCACAGATGCAGAGAAACAACAGAGAGCAGAAGCAGCGGCAGAAGCACAAGCGGAACAGCAAGCAATTGCAGCAGCAAGTGTTCAACAACAACAAGGAGCTAAGTAATGTTTGACGATGATTTAGAAAGTGAAGAACTTTTAAACCTAAAAAATAAAGCCAAAGAGATTACAATCTTGTTTAAAGGCACTTTTGGAACTGAACTTGGTCAGAAGTGTATCAAGCATTTAGAAGCAACTTTTGTGAACAGAGATATCTATAAGGTGGGGATGACACTAGAAGAGGCTGCTTTTCGTCAAGGCGAAGCATCAGTAATTAAAAAAATACTAAAGGAGATTAATAACAATGGCTGACCAACAACTACAAACGGTACTGAATAGTGGTGGGATAACATCTGTATATTTAGGCGGGACAACAACGGCGGATAAGGTTTTAAAGAAGAGTGAGGTGGATGCTTTTGACAATTCAGCTACATCATTATTAGCAACAACACAACAAGCCGCATTGGTGGAATTGGCAAATGTTGGTTTAGCTCATATGTTACTGGCTACGCCATACACGGCAGGACAGACGATAGGACTAACACCATCAAAGATATCACTATTCGATACAATCCATCACGACATAAACGGGGCGGTAACGCCATTGGTGGATACGAGTGAAGCTATCCCGGCGCATAAATATACAATAGACAAAATAGGCTTATATGCAATCTACGGAACAGTGTCAGCAGAATTTGCCAGTAGTGATGCGGTATCCATGCAACTATACAAAAATGCTGCCCCTATTGGTGTCCCAGTTTCAGTACAAGGTCGAGGAGCTGGGAAGCCTGTTGTCTACGCCTACAATGATTTATTAGACTTAGTTGCAACTGATTATTTAGAAGTTTACGCATATAGTGATGCAGCCGCGACGAGCACTGTTATCAAATCATCTTCAATGATAGTCGAGAGAAAGCCTTTGTCATAAGTTCTTAGCTATCTCTTCGGAGGTAGTCATAGAGCCTAGCTCAAATTAATTTAAAGGATACTTGCAAATGGAAACAGAAGCAACCCAGACAACAACAGCACCGGCGACAGAAGCAGTCGCATCAGTAGTAGGAGATAACGGAGAAACAGTTAGCACTACTTCATACCTAGATGGTAAATACAAATCAGTAAGCGACTTAGAAAACGGATATAAGGAGTTACAGTCTAGCTATTCCAAGAAACTAGGCGGTTTTAAAGGAGCGCCAGAAGCATACGAACTTGCAGAAGGAATAGAAAGCAACAGTAGAATTGAAGCACTACAAACTTGGGGAAAAACAAACCAACTAAGTAATGAGGCATTAAATGAAATTATCAGTATGGATATGGCTACGCAAACGGCAGAGATGGAGAGCTACATAGCTGAACAGAAGGGACTACTTGGAAAAGAAGCAGATACTAGAATCAATAATGTTTCTGATTGGGTAAAAGCTAACGTAGGTCCTGATAGCATTAAAGCTTTAGAGAATATGCTTGTATCGGCAGAGAGTGTTAAACTGTTTGAAACAATCATTAAGAACTCACAAGGCACAGCACCTGCACAAGCACCGGTGGCAAAAAGTGTGGATAGAGATACTTTAAATCAGATGAGATTCGCTAAAGATGAGTTTGGAAATAGACGAATGAGTTCCGACCCTGCGTACAGAGCTAAAGTTATTGCACTTGAAGAACAACTAGGTTAGGGGGTTACTCCCCTTTCCCATAACTATCAATCATAAATCTCAAAGCCATTGAAAAGTTATCTTCAAACTTCTCTTTTGCCAGCTTCTTAACTTTCTTTATGTGGCTTGGACGTAATGTTATTTTGACTGATTGTGTTTTATTTTCCATCTAATCCCTTATGTACTTTCTTGTATCTTATCGTACCTATACTTAAATTAAGATTATTTGTATAATAGCAACAGATATTAAAACTACAAAAACCTCAGACACCTCTTCTTTAGAGCCTGAACAGTTTTTAGAAGTTTGTTGCAGTAGCAATAAGCCCTGAGATTGTTCAGGGATACCTTAAAAGCCACAGCAAATATTGAAACCAAATCAAAAATTTAATGACAAGGAATTAATATGTCAGCAACATTAAGCACAGTAGCAAAAACAGAATTTGACACCGAAGTAAAACACGCGTATCAAGGAATGAGAACATTGAGAGAGTGTGTAAAAACACGTCTAAATGTAGTTGGGGATAAATACGATTTCCGCACTATGAGTAAAGGTGCAGCAACTCTAAGAACGGGTAGTTCAGCAGACGTAGTGCCAATGGGTACAACACACGCTTTAGTAACAGCAACGCTTTTAGATTACGAAGCTCCAGAGTACACAGATTTATTTGATGCTCAGACAGTAAACTTTGATGAGGTTGTAGAACTTGCAACAACTATTGCAGGCGCAATGGGTAGACGTGACGATCAATCAATCATCAACGCACTAGCAACAACCACTACAACAGTTGGAGCAGGAACACAGGCACTTGATTTAGCAACAATTACAGCAGCTTCAAAAGCACTAAACGCAGTAGAAGCACCAATGGAAGACAGATATTTTGTTATTCACGAGGGCGGCTTAAACGACTTACTAAATGATGCTAACATTAACACAATTGATAAAAATTCAGTTCGTCTTTTAATGAGTGGAACAATAGACTCATTTATGGGGTTTAAGTGGAAGATTATCGGCTCTAGTAGAACTGAGGGTGGCTTACCACTAACTACTACTGTTCGTTCAGGTTTTGCGTTTCACAAAGCTTCAATCGGTCACGCAGTTGGTATCGACATGAAAACTAAAGTTGATTATGTTGCTCACAAAGCATCATGGTTGTCAATGGGTATGTGGAAAGCTGGGTCAGTTGCTATTGATGTAACTGGTATCGTAGAAGTTAAATATCTGAACTCTTAGAGTTTGGATATCATAAAAGGATAAAATATGGCATTCACACCAAAAAGTTTTTCAGGTAATCTTGGAGCAGGCTCACTTTCTCAGACTCTGTATGTTTACAAAACAGCAGACACAAAAGCGGCAACAATCGCATCTGGTTATTTTAATAGCCTTGCAAAACAGTTGAAAATAGGAGATATAATTCTAGCAACAACTGACACAGGAACAACTGCAGTCTCATTAGCACTTTATGTAGCAACAAATAGCGGCACAGTTGTAACAGTTGGTTACGTAGCAGTAGCTTAATCTATTTAGTACCTCTCTCGAGAGGTATTATTATACATTAAGGAGCTTCTATGACAGTATCATCAATCACAATTTCATCAAACGCTTTAATCTTGTTAGGAGCAGAGCCAATTGCATCGTTCACAGATGGAAGCACAGGGGCGACAATAGCATCAAACCTATATGAATCATCTTATCAAAGTATGCTTACTACTCACAGATGGAGATTTGCGACAAAAAAAACACAACTTGCAAGACTTTCGGCCGCGCCTTTAAATGGATACAGCTATGCTTTTCAGATACCAAGTGACTGCTTATATGTAATCACCCCAACAACAGCAGATTATGAGATATATGGCTCTCTAATCTACTGTAACGACACAGCAATAAAGCTTGATTATATTTACAGAGTATCAGAAGATAAACTGCCTGCATATTATGTGAAGATGTTAGAGTTCTTTTTAGCTGCTCAATTTGCTATACCATTAGCAGGGAGTATCGAAAAAGGCAACTTTTATGCTGAGCTATTTGTGGACCAACAAAGAAAAGCTAAGTTCGCAGACTCAACACAAAGACCGCAAGATTCATTTATAGACAGTCCTTATGTAAACGTGAGATACTAAAATGGGGATGGAAACAATACAATCCAACTTAACCGGAGGGGAGTTAGCACCAACACTTCACGCAAGAGTTGATATTGATAAGTATAATACATCAGTTGCAGAAGCAGAGAATGTTGTAATCGTGCCTCAAGGTGGACTGAGAAGAAGACCTGGACTAAGTAAAATTACTGACACTAAACTGAGCGGAAAAGCAAGGCTAGAGCCTTTCGTATTTAACAAGACTCAGCAATACCTATTAGTATTTAGAGAGGGCTTTATAGATGTTATAAGAGCAGGCGTAGTTGTCAAGGCAAACTTAGTTTCTCCATATTTAACGAATGTGGTAGTTGAAGCATTCGATATTATACAGAGCGCTGATACAGTTATAATCACTCATCCAGATATTGCACCTCAGAAGTTAATTAGAGGAGCTACAGATGCGGACTGGACTATCTCAGCAATCACTTTAGCAATGCCACAAGAAAACTTCACAGGCATTTCAGAAAACTATGTAAACTATGGCACAACAAGGGTGGTTGATTTAAGCATAAATGATATTGTGTGGAATAATGATGGTAACGCAGTAAATGGGTTAGACAATAGATTTTATAAGTCAAAGCTCAATAGGTTAGCAGTTGATTTATCAACAGATGATTATACAAATATAACAAACTGGGAAGATTTATTAGTAGGCAAAGAGCCAGTATGGAGTGTCACGAGAGGATACCCAGTTGCTTGTACTTTTCATATGGGAAGACTATGGTTTGCAGGAAGTCCATCTAAACCGACAAGTGTTTGGGGAAGCCGTGTAAATGGCTTCTTTGATTTCACTTGGGTCGAGACATTGGGAGTTATTCCAGACGACCACGGAATCTTTGACACAATTGAATCAAATCAATACAATCAAATACTAAATATCTTTAGCGGTAGGGCTTTACAAGTATTTACATCTGGAGCGGAATACGTAAACACTACAGAAATAATCACACCAAACGCTTCATCTTGGGCGAAACAGACTAACTATGGCTCAAAGAGAATTAGACCCATTTCAATTGATGGTGCAACTTTGTTTATTGACAGCTCAGGCAGAACGATAAGACAGTTTATCTTTGACTTCAACGAAGATGCCTATGTATCAAATAACATAACATTATTAGCCTCTCACTTAATGACTGATATTATTGACATTGGAGCAATTAAAGGTACTTCTTTAGACGTATCTGATTACGTTTATATTGTGAACACAGATGGAACAGTAGCAGTAATGAATACACTTAGAAGCGAAGGTGTTTTAGGTTGGACTCATTGGACTACTGCCGGAACTTTTGTAAATGTTTGTGTAGTGGATAAAGCGGTTTACTTCTTAGTGCTAAGAGAGAATAACTATTTTATTGAAGTGCTAGAAGAAGATACATATACAGACCATAATGTAATCATAAAAGGAACTAAGCCGACAACATATAATGTGGCATATAGTATCAACAACGTAGTATATGGGCTTAATAATGTAGTTTATACAGACTTCTCAACGGGTGTTGCAGCTACACAGATAGACACAGACTTCGATGCAATCTTTGACAATACTTATTTCAAGGTTATAGCAGACTTCTCAATGCAAGACGATGCAATGCCAACAGTAGTTTCTCCCGGAGTAAATTACTTTACAACAGTAAGAGATGCTTATAGGATAGAAGTGGGTTTAGACTTTGCAACAAAGGTTGTAACTCTTCCATTAAATGCAGCATTAAAGACTGGTCCTACATTACATAAAAGGAAAAGAGTTGTAAAGGTTGATATAAACGTAGAACAAAGTCTTGGAGTATTTGCTAACAATATTTACGCATCAGACAGACAGTTTACAGTTGTATTAGATGAAGCACCTACACCTTTCACAGGCTTTAAAGAAATGTATCTACTAGGTTATGGTAGAATTGTACAAATAGAAATAAGTCAAAAGAATCCGTTGCCGATGCTAATTAGAGCGATTGGCTACGAAGTTGAATACTAGGAGGTAATATGTACGCAGCAGCAGCAGGAGTTGGTCTTCAAGTCGCTCAGTCTTATTTTGGAGCAAAAGCGGCAGCATCAGAAGCAAAGATAACTCAATATAAATATGAAGTAGACTCTAAGCTTGCTAAGATGAATAGCAATAAAATAGCCTTAGACTTGACGAGACAATTCAATAACACAATGGCATCAAACGCAGTAATCGCAGCGGCACAAGGGAGAAGTGGGGGGAGCGTTGAAGCAATAGGTAGAGCAGCAACCGCAGGCTACAATTGGGATATTGACTTTGCAGAACTTTCAAGAGATATCCAAACCAAGGGGCTTGATTCAATGGCACTTGGAGCAAAACAAGCATCAAAAGAGTATAAAAAGTCAGCGATACCAAGTATGCTTGGAACAGCTTTAGTCGGCGGAACAAAACTTTATAGCATCGGCGGAAGTACTAGAAAAGGAAATGAATAATGGCGTTAGAACTTAAGGGCTACCAAACACAAGGCGTTACTCCCTCCGCAGGCGGTGTTGCTCCAACAATGGCAACACAAGCATCACAAGTTGCAAATCAATCCTTAGCAAATAGACTTTCAGAGTTTACGGGTATGGCACAACAAGCTGCCAAAGCTCAAGCACAAGACAAAGCGGTGGAAGATGCAGCAAGAGATTCTGCAGAGGGCAAGCCATTTTATAAAGAATCTGTATATACAGCATATGGGCAAGCATATAATAATGCGGCTTCTGCTACATACGCAGCAAATGCAAACATAGAGACACAAAGAAAATCAGACGAGCTAGCATTACAGCACGAGAATAATCCTCTTGCATATACAACAGCGATGAACTCATTTGTTGAAGAACTTGGCAAGCAAGCTCCAACTGATTCACTCAGAGCGACCATTAAAATAAGCGGTACTAAACTAAAGAACGCTGTTTTTGGTAATCTATCACAGCAAGAAAATCAGCGTATTAAGGATGCTCAAAAAGAAACATTTTTCCAAGAGTCGCAACTTAATATAGCACAAATTGTAAACCTTGAATCAACAGGGGATATGGCAGCAGCAGACTTATTAAAAAAGAAAAACTTAGTACACATGAACGCTTTAGAAGCTGAGGGTGTTTTGACCCCGGAAGAAAGTATTAAATACACAAAACAAGGTAACTTCCAAATAAGAAAAGGCACAGCAGAAAATAACATGATGGGATTACTACAAGAATCATCACTTGAAAACGCTGCAACTTTACTTGAAAATTATCGCACTACTAAATCTCAAGACTTAGACATAGATGAACACGAAGCAATTTATTCAGAGTTAAATAGACTATACAGCAATGAAGTTAAAAATAGAGATGCAGTTGATAAAGAAAAGAAAGAATACGCAAACAGCATAATAGACGATGCAAACAAAGTAATGAAAGCTGGACTAACCTTTGACGATATCGAAGGAGCGAAGGAAGCGTATCAATTCGCTACTCCTGCCAAACAAAAAGAGTTTAGAATACAAATGGCGGCTAAAAAAGTATTTGATATTTATAGATATAAGACTTTGCCGGAGCAGGAAAAGACATTAGCAGATGTTCAGGCAACGGGAATGATAGGTGCAAACATCGTTGATGCTGAGGTATTAGGCGTAATCGAATCAAACTTAAAAGAGAGAAAAGCTAAAGCAGCGAAAGACCCAATCTCTTTAGGAGTGGCAGAGGGCAGATATCCACCATCTCAGGCGATGAGTGTTTCAAATGGCATTCAGGCAATAGTTGATATAATGCCTCAAAGAATGAGAATGAGAAGTGCTAATATGTTAGAGTATGGAGATGAAGCAAACAAAGTTTTCACAGACGCAGAGGCTTCACAATGGAGTGCTTACTTGGAAAACCCTAAAACATCAAGTGAAGAAAAGATAACTTTTATAAAAGCTTTACCACTAGACGCACTAAAGCCAGCATTATTACAACTACAAAAGAAAGACGCATTCGTCTTATCGTTTGTTGGTGGACTTGTATCTGAGGGCAAAGAAGAAACAGCTAAGAAAGTGTTAAGAGGTCAAACAATACTTCAAGAGTTAAAAGGTGTTGTTGATATGGAAACTGTAACTTGGAAAGCTTACGGTAACATAGGAAATGCAATGCAGTTTTCAGAGATAGGGGATAGACAATCTCTAGTAAATTCAATCATAGCTTTTTCAGCGGCAGACTCAGAAGAAAAAGGAACACTCAATAAAGGCTGGACAGGAGCAGATATGACAAAAACCATTAAGAATCTAACTAATGGCGTTACTAAAAGAAACAATCAGTCGTACTTTCTGCCAGATAATGCAACAGAAAATGAAGTTGAAGATTGGCTCGCAAGTGATGCACTAAAAAATACCTTGCCAGAAGTGCCGGGCTTTACGAGCGACCAAGTAATGACAATCATTAGTCAAGGCTGTTTGGTTTCAACGGGCAACGGAACATATGCAGTCAAGCAAAAAGACTCCAAAAAGTTCTTAATGATATCAGATAAAAAACCTCTTCAATTAAAGTATCCACAATGATAATCGGAGATACAGAACTAAACGCACAAGAGGCAATAACAGAGTTTAAACCTGAGCCTACTTGGATGGAAACAGTTAAAGCAAGTTACGATAACTTTACTTCTGTTAATTTATCTCATTCAAGACAAGATTACTACAAAAAAGAGATGGGCGACAATGCAGTAGAGTACTCCAAACAAGACCCACAGAACGCAGAACTATATAATCGTATATCAAAGTACGCCTATAAAGATATAGAACGCTTAGAGGCTTTATATGAGCAAGGAAATACAAAAGCAATAAACAACTATGTACAGCAAAATCCTTTTCAAGCAGATATCTTTTTGTCACAAGATTTTTTACAATATAAAGAACTTCAACAAAAGAATGGCTTTAAACCACAATCACAAATAACAGAAGATATAAACGCTAGAGCATTAAGAGATTACGCAGAGTCAGAAGACGTTTTAAAAAGAAGCGACCACTGGACTGCTGAAATGGTTGGAACAATGGGCGGTGCTTTATCGGATATAAAGACTATTCAAACTTTACCGCTCGGAACATTTAAGACAGGTGCATCAGTTCTAGGAACAGCGGCAAGAGCAATGGGCGAAGAGATGGGAATCGAAGCACTCGCTCAAGTTAGTATAGCTCCCGAAGTTTATGGCTTTAAAAAAGAAATAGGACTTAACACTTCAATAATGACAGAGGCATCAAATGCTTTAGCTTCAATAGCAACTGCCGGAATGTTTAGAGGTGTTGGCTCGGCTGCTTATGACCTAACTGCTCCAGGACTAAAAGCTTTACGAATGAAAGACGCTAAGTTAGCAGATGATTATGAAGCCACTTTTAAAGGTAGTGAAGTATCACAAAGCAACAAAGACTTTTTAGACGATATGCACAAAGCAGAATTTGAAGACCCTATTAATATGGAAGTGTCAAACCCATCAGAAAAGGGAATAGCTCTTAATGCTGCAGAGCCTATCCCACAAACAAAGCCAGAAATATTAGCGCAAGTTGAGGCAAACAGAAAAGCCTATTTTTACCAAGAAGAAGCAAAAGACATAACAACAAAGCCGTCAAATGTTTACAATCTACCAGACGACATAAAAGATAACATATATGTAGAAGAGGCTTTGTCTAACGGCAATATAAAAGCTACAGATAAGGTGGGGATATCTCAACAAGTGACAAGAGGCGGGCTGGCAAGGATAGACGAAACAACGGATGTTTTTATATACCCAGTTAGTCTTCCTACCCACGCCATACAAACTCATCTTAGTGCTGCCAAAGTAAAAAGAATAAGAGCAGGGAGAGGAACACCAGAAGATATTGCAGATTTAAAAGAAGATGTGGCGTACATAGAAAAGCTTAGTTACGATGAGGCATTGAGAGATAATCCTTTCGGCGATAACGATTTTATGTTAAAAACTGGAGTTGACGAGCAAGGCGAAACGATATATAAGAGCTTTAAAGAGCTTCAAGATGAACACGATATGACAGATGCGTATCTAAAAAAAGCAAGGGACTGTAATCTATGAAAAAAGAAATAGACTGTAAAGACATACCGGCATATATAAAAGAGGCTATTCAATCTTCAACCGATAAAGAAAAGGCGATTGTTGACTTAGAGAGGGCCGCAGCAAAAGCAAGAGAATTAACTAACCTAAGAATGAACGCTTTAAGAGAAGGAAACCATCTTGTAAGAACTCATCCCAATGGACCAATGGCAGGACTTGATGCGATAGTTTCCAATGATACTTATGGCAAAGCTGCTAATATGAATGTGGAATATACTCAAAAAGCACTCCAAGGCTACACGGAAAAGTTTATCCCTACCCTAAAAGAAGAGCTTTCTACAACAATGTTTGGACTAAAGAGAGACAAAAAACTTGGTAGAGAATTTGTCAAAGCTGTATTAGAGGGAACATCGGAAAATCCTAAAGCTATGAAGATGGCTAAAGAGTGGGCAGAAGCAAGTGAGTTTATGCGTACACGCTTTAATAAGTACGGCGGAGATGTAGGGCAGATAAGAAAAGGCGGATATCTTCCGCAAGTTCACGATGCTCAAATGGTAAGAAAAACTCCAAAAGCAGAATGGGTAAACTTTACAAAGAATCTTTTAGATGATGAAACACTAAGTAGAATAGATTTAGATTATGTTTACGACACTATCGCAACAGGTGGACTAAATAAACTAAGTGTAACAGAGGCGGGAGGATTAAAAGGTGGAGGAAAAGGAAAGTCAGTTGCGAAAAAACACGCAGAACAAAGACAGCTCTTTTTCAAAGATGCAGAGTCTTGGAGTAAGTACCAAGAGAAGTTTGGAAACCAAGACCCATTAGCTTCAATAGACGACCACATAAGAACAATGACTACTGATATGGCATCAATAGAAAGACTTGGACCAAATCCCCAAAATATGTTTGATACACTTAAAGACATAGTTATAAGAGAAAGAACATTAGCAGGAGATAAAAATCCTTCAAGGGGCTTAGATACAACAGAAGCAATGTTTAACGTGGCTACTGGAAAAGTGGACAGAGATGAAGGCAAAGCAATGTTGGCTTCTTTTTTGCAAACAGCAAGAGCGATGAATACTGCATCACTGCTTACATCAGCAACTCTTTCAACAATTACAGATATTCCAAGCGCTATGATAAACGCCGGATATTTAAAAATGAACCCAGCTTCAACGCTTGGAAACTTCTTCAAGAATGTAATAAGTGGATATAAAAAAGCACCTTTTCGCGAACAGCAATTAATGGGGCTTGGCGCGGATGTATTTAGCTCTGAGATTACAAGAAGATTTAGCGAGTTAGGAAATGGTTTTTGGGCAAAAGCATCTGAGGTAGTAATGCGCTCGACAATGATGAACATTTTAACCGAATCTTCACGAATGGCATTTAAGGCACAATACTTTAAAAAGCTCCTTGATGGTAGATTGATTTCAGAATTAACACCAGATGAACATATTAGAATATTAGCGCAAGTAAATGAGCAATCAGACTATGCGGTAATAATGGGCAACGCAAGAAGTCGAGCGATAACAACAGCAGGAAAAGCAAAAGGAACAATAGAGGGAGAACTAAGAAGAACAGCAACTCAGTTTATGACGTTTCCAATAACCTTTATGCAGCAACACGGAGCAAGAGTTTTTAGACAAGGTAATATGTCAAGCAGAGTAGCTTATGGCTCTGCACTATTTACACTTGCAACACTCGCAGGTGGAGTAGCTATGGTTTCAAAAGACACAGCAAAAGGCTACACATTAAGAGAAGGAATGAATCCTTTTAGTGATGAATATGATAATAAAACAAAGTTAAAGTTTTGGGCAGGAGCAGCAGCACAAGGTGGTGGGCTTGGTTTCTTAGGAGATTTATTCTTTAGTGACCAGACAAGATTTGGAAATAGTGTAGCTCCTTCAAGTCTTGGACCAACGGCAGGAATGATAGAAGATTTTACTAAATTAACAATCGGTAACTTACAGCAACTTGGGAATCCTGACGTAGATGCTACTCACTTTGGCTCAGAGCTTGTCGAGTTTATAGATATACACGCAAACCCGACAAAGGTTTTCTACCTAAAGGCACTTCAAGAAAAATACATCACAAGGAGTTTAAAGATTTTGGCAGATGAGGACTATGAGAGAGAAGAAGCTAGAAAGTTAAGAAAGAGAGAGAAAGACTATGG